GCTAAAAAAGGTTGCTGAGTTTGTTTGTTTGAGTGCAGCACTGCGGGTTGATGTTGACAATCGAAACGGGGTTTGCCACATTTAAGGCTCGACGTCTCCGCGAGGTGTGACAATGCACTCGCGACAAGGTCCGCCCCTTTTGCTGTTGGCCGCAATCCTTTCCATCCTCTGCGGGGGTTGTACTCCCGAGGATGCCGCCGGGCTAAAAATCGACTTCAGCCAATTGAATTGGCAGACCGGTCTGATCATCGCTCTGGCTCTGCTGGTCAGTCCCGGAAAGATTGTCGGCACCATCACCGATCAGCTCGGCAGGATCCCAGCGGTCGAGAAAATTCTCCGGCTCGTCGGCGTGATCGGTCCCAGTGATCTGAGCCCCGGAACGCTGACGCCGGCGGAAACTTTGGAGGCACTCGTCGCGATCGTCAACCGTTTGCCAGCCTCGCCGCTCCGCGACGAACTGGCGGCACTGTTGGCCAAAGCGGCGACGACACCGGAGGTCAAACCCGATGGCAAATGAAAAGCAAACGGGAAGCCTGCTGCCTATTGTGCTGATCATCGGGGCGATCTGGCTTTTCAGTCAGCAGGGATCCGCACCGAAACCAGTGCAGCCCGACCCGATCAAACCGACGCCGGACCTGATCACCGTTAAGCCGTCGCCGGAGCAAACGTGGGACGCATTCGCCGTGGCGGTCGAATCAAAGATGCTGGGCGGAACCATGCAACAGCACACCGACCACTTGCTCAAGATCGCCGACACGCTCAAAGAGGCCGGCACACTGACGGACGTTTCCCGCGTTGACGAGTGGCGAGCCAAACGAATCGACATCACTGAGGCCAACCGCGCGGAGATCGTCAAGAAACTGAGGGGCAAATGAGCGAGGAACTGTTCGTTTCCGGCTGTTTGCTGGATCCCACCATCCGAGACGCCGCAGTGGTGGAATTGATCGCCGCAGGTCGTCAGCCGATCTGCGCAAAGAATGCCAGCATTGACGGCGAGTGGGAACGACTCAAGGCGCGGGGCGTTCAGGCGGTCTTGATGCCTCACCTGATGGCAAAGTATTTCCCCGGACGCCGCAACGATTTCCAACTTGCTCGACGGCCGCCGCGTTCCGATGATGATCCCGGCTCGTGTGTCGCCCGTGGAACCTACCGAGCCGCAACGCTCACGATGCTCCGCCAGATCGACGAAAAACAGGTTATCGCGAAACCCGTCATACTGGCCTATGAATTCATTTACGGGTATGGTCGGACGGTCATCGGCAAAAGCTCGCTGGGCAACGGCGGCGGAATGTTCGGCTCGATGGCCGCGAAGACTCTGAGCCTTCACGGGGCGATACCACGGGCAAAATACGAAAGCACGGATCTCAGCGCCGACAATCCTTTCGGTCGGCCGGATCTCGCAAAACTCTGGGGGACTGACCGAAGGGGACCGCCGGCCGATCTGGTCGCCGCCGCAAAGGGTCACACTTTCGACGCTCATTTGGCCAATACGTCCGGGGAAACGGCCGACGCTTTGGCGTGCGGATTTGCTGGCGCGTTCTCCAGATCATGGGCAACGACCGGCAAACGCGACGCAAACGGAATGGTGCGGCCGACTCCGTCCGCACATTGTGAAACACTCTGCGGGATCTTTCAGGCCCACAACGGCGAGGACGGTTATCTCCACTGGCAAAGCTGGGGAGACAACACGCCGAGCGGCCCGAACCTGCTCAAACTCCGCGACGGTTCAACGTATGAGCTGCCTCTGGGATGTTCTGGCGTTTATCGATCAGACATGGACAAGGCGTTCAGAAGCGGCGACGCGGAATCGTGGCACTTTGAACTTAGAGAGGGGAGCCAGTGGCGATGAATATTCTCGCGCTCATCCTGATTATCGACGCCGGAATTCTGGCGTCGATGGACGGCCCGAATCTTCCGGACGACTTTAGAAAATCGGAAACTACGGCGGCGGTCGAAGCAGAGTCACTGCCAGCAGCTCAGACTCCTGCCGTCGTGGTTCCGAGTTCTCCGCCTCTCATCCATTGGGAGGTTTCCGCGGCATCCAGTGGGCTCGTGAAATCCTCCGCGAAGATCGCAGAACGATGGCTCGTTTCGGAGGACTGGTGCGCAAACTGTCCAGCAGCGAAGCGGCGTTTCCTCGCGTCCGGCGGCAGTCCCTTAAACATCATCACGATCGCGAAGGCTCGTGAATTGCACGGCAAAGCGATTGGGGGCGTTCCTCACGAGTACACTGTCCAGACCGAACGGGAGGTCATTCAGCCGCCATCGTATCGCCGCCAGAACGAGATGGCCGTCGAACTGAACAACAAGAAACGCCCAGCAAAGTCTGAGATTCTCAACCACCTCCGAACAGGCGGACCACATCAGGGGAAGCACTGGCAATCGTGGTTTCTGGAATCGTGGGAGGCCGAGCAATTGTACGCACTCCACGACGATGACCACTTTGACAGGGTTCCAACCTTCGACGATCAAACTGTCAGTGCCGTCATTTCAAACGCTCAGGGCTCGCCGGAGGTCGTCGCCGGAGTTCTTGCGGCTCATTTGCTGAGAGGGGCAAATCTTAGCGAGACACAGGCCGTGCAGGGCTTATTCGAAATCTCTGTAGACACACCCGAAGGCGCGCGGAAGTGGGCCGCGGACTTGCTTTCGAAACAGTCGGTCGAGTTTCCGAATCAAGGTGTTTCAGCATCGTGGAAGGGAAGTGATCGCACTATCTCGATTCGCCCCGGGCGCGTTCAGATCGCGCCCGGGGCAATCGTTTCTGTCCGCAAATTCGGTGTCTCATTGTCGACGACACTCCGCGGCGTTTCCTTTGCTGACGATCTTTCATGGGCGACGCTGGAACTCGACGGAGCGCCAGACCTTACTGTGAGGTTTCAATGACGACAGAAACAGATTACGAATCCGCCGCGATGGCTCGTTTCATGTCGGACGGTGTGATGCTGGCCGATGGGATCGACCCGCAAAACGAACGGAAATCCAACCGCCGGGAAAAAAACATCAAGGCGGCAAGCAAATCATTCTACCGCGTGATGAACTCAGAGCACCCTCCGAAGTCACGCGAAGAAGCGGCACGGCGAGCACTGGGGTTTCTCGGAATGTTCTTCGCCTCAATCTTTCCCCAGTATGCTCTGGCAATCAAGGTAGCGTTTTTTCTTTGGGACATCTTCCACCAGGGGAAATGACATGGATCTCGGCGACGAGTGCCCCCCGTGGGTCGCCGAAGAGGGTCAGGCGATTTGGAAAGATACTCTGCTGGAACTGAAAAGCCGCGACATGCTGGGCAGAGCCAGCCGCGTGCAGGTCGCGACATACTGCCAAACGTGGGCACAGTATGCCGCCGCGACGGCGGCACTGACGGATGACGGAAAACTGGCAATGTCCGTCAGCAAGTACGACAAAGAAGGCAACGTCATCGGAGAGGAGCTGAGTCCGTGGTACAAAGTGCAGCAAGACGCGGAGGCGAAGCTCAGACGATACTGGAGCGACTGGCGACTCCTCCCGAAAGACGTGAGGGTCGTCCCAGATGATGGCCATCGACGAGGAGCCGCTCGACTGTTGGAGTCATTACAGCGATCTGGAAAGACAGACGCTGCTGGATCTGCTCGCGCGGGCTGACTACGACCCCGACCGAATTGAGCATGTCGCCACCGACGCCGAGCTGGAACTCCTGCGCCGATCGAATGCCACAGGCGACCACGCACCGGAGCACGATCACGAGGCCAACCTTTCAGCCTATGAGCGACACAAGGCCGACGCGGCGAAACGGTCCCGAGCCAAAAGCAAAGCAGGCCGGGACATTGGCCCCCTTCCGCCGGTCACGGATCCTGAGAAACGGGCCGCGTGTGAGGCGAGCCTCCAAAGGTTTCTCGAAACAGTATTCCCGCACGCCTTCCGCCTCGGGTGGTGCGAGGATCACCTCATCCTGATTAACGAACTGCAGAAGGTGATCGAGTCCGGCGGGTTTCGCGCAATCGGGATGCCACGAGGAACGGGCAAAAGTACAATCGTAATGCGGGCGATGCTCTGGGCCGTGTGTCGCCGGATCCATTCCTACGCGATCTTAACGGCAGCCAACAGCGGCAAAGCCGAGAAACTGCTCCGAGACCTCAGCGTCGAACTCACCCACAACGAGATGCTGCTCCAGTTGTTTCCGGAAGTCGCTTTTCCATTTGTCGCATTGGAGGGAGTGGCCAACCGAGCCCGGGGCCAGTTGTTCCGCGGCGAGTCGACCAACATCGCCACAAACAACAAAACGCTCTGCTTCGCAACGCTCAAGGGATACCCCGGGACCGGTGCTATCATTGGCGCGGCGGGATTGCTCGAGGCAGTCCGCGGAGCGCTTCACACGCTCCCAGACGGTCGAGTGATACGGCCGTCAATGCTGCTTTGCGATGACTTTCAGACTCGCGAGTCGGCTATGTCGCCGCTGCAATGCCACAACCGAAACGAGGTCATACAGAACGATCTCGTCGGAATGGCCGGCCCCGACTCCGCGTTTTGTGCTCTCGTCACATGCACGGTTATCAGGAAGGACGACGCCGCCGACAGACTGCTCACGCCGGAACTTCACCCCGACTGGTGCGGCCTCCGCCGAAAGTTCCTGCGATCGATGCCGGATGAGGAGGCCATGCGGCTCTGGTCCCAGTATGCGGAAGTGCGAGCAAACAGCCTGAGAACTCACGGAGACATCAGAGACGCGACGAAATACTACGTCGCGAACCGTGCCGCGATGGATTCCAGCGCTGAGGCGAGCTGGGAGGCTCGTTTTGCCGCCGACCGTGGTGAGGTATCGGCCATACAGCACGCGATGGAATGGTACTATCGCAGCCGCTCCGGTTTCTTTTCGGAACTGCAGAACGAACCAGAGGACGACAGCAAGAGCGGGCGGACGTGGTTATCGGCTTCCGACCTGGCAACGGATCGAAACATCCAGTGCGGCCGCGGAGTGATTCCTCGCGGGTATACTCAGCTCGTGGCCGATTGCGACGTTCAGGGCTCGCTGCTCTATTACACGGTCGCCGCATTCAAACAGGACGGCAGCGGACACGTTGTGCGATACGGCACATGGCCAGAACAGGACGATCCATATTTCACGCTAAGGGAAGCCCGCAAGACTCTTAACAGAAAGTACCCTCGACGCGGCGACATGGCCGCACTTTCTCAGGGCATCACTGACTTGGCAGACTGGCTTTTCTCAATCGAGTGGAAAACGGAAGACGGAGACGACATCCCGCTCAGCGTAGCGGCCTTCGATGCTCGCTGGCAGACGACCCTCGTGAGAGAGGCTCTGCGGAGATCGGACCACGCGAAACGTCTGATGGCGTATTTCGGGCAATCCTACCGCGCCGCAGACAAGCCGATTCAGGAGAGAAAGTTCGACGCCGGTTCTCGAGTCGGTCTGGGCTGGGTGATGCCGAAACGAAAAACAGTCTCAGACGTCAAGACGCTGACGGTCGACGTGAACTTCTGGAAAACGAACCTCCACGACCAGCTCGCTATCAGGATCGGGCACCCCGGAGCGGTCAGTCTTTACGACGGCAAACATCGGATGTACGCCGAACATTTAACGGCGGAGTTTGCCACCCAGACCGAAGGCCGCGGCCGGACTGTTATGGAGTGGAGACTCAGACCCGGGGCAGAAAACCATTGGCTCGACACGACGACGGGCTGCCTCGTTCTGGGCTCGGTCATGGGCTGCAACGTGCCAGAGATTTCGGACGCAGTGGAACGGAAGCGGAAACGGAAACCCAGAAGGAAAACGGAAGTCAAGACATGAGCACAACACAGAAAAAGAAAACCGGTCGACCGACCGGCGCGACTACTGCCGACAGAGATCTCGTGGACGTTCCTCCGAGTCGGTGCCTCAAGTGCGGCGGAACCGAGCGGCAAACATACAACGACGTCAAACGTATCGAGGGCTATGGAACGGCTCCGGATGGGCGACCTTACACGGCCGTTATTCTCCGGCCGACAAAATGCCTCAACCCGGACTGCGGACAGCATCGCAACGATCGGACGTGGGAATATGTGGTCGATGAAACCGGCGAAACCAATTAACGCGGTTTAGTTTCTGCGGTCTAGTCCTCAATCTCTGCCACATGGCAACCGAGACGACCCTCGACAAGATCAACAGACTGCGGTCACTGCTGGAAAGCGGTGTCACGTCCTCGTCATTGGACGGAGAAACGACCGCATTCGATCTTGACTCAGTCCGTCGTGAACTTGTGAAACTTGAGCGACAATACGGCGTTCGTCGTAAACGCTCGCGCGTCATCACTCCGGCGATGGGGAGACGCTGATGAGCACAGTCACACCTCCCATCGGCGATGCCGTCTATCAGGCATTGAACCCGAAGAACCGCCGACGAGCGACGACCAGCCGAGTCATGCTGGAAGATCGGCTTTTGACTGATCGCCGTCGTGAGGCTCTTTCGGCTAATGCTCTCGACGTTTGGCGAAACATGGGTCTTATGGCCTGGGCGATTCGCCGTACTCTCGATTATTGCTGCCTTTGGGATTTTCAGCCGCGAACAAAAGACCGCGGCCTCAACGACGCTCTCAAGCAACTTATGGCGCGGGACACTGAGCCAGAGGCGATCGACTACTACGGGCGGATGGATTGGGACGACATGCGGCGCGTCGCAGAATCCCAGAAACTATTGGCCGGCGACTGCTTTTTTGTAAAGATGGCAGACGGAACTCTCCAGATGATTGAGGGTTCATACTGCAACAATCCCAGCTCGGCCAGAAACACGGCGGACACTTGGCTCAACGGTGCAAAGCTCAAATCAGGCCGCGTCGTCGCGTGGAACTTTACCGAAGAAGATCCGAGGACCGGTCAGAGGAAAGACAAGAGCGTCCGCAATTCCTCCGTGTGGCAGCACTGTCAATTCGAGGGCCGACCAAATCAGATCAGACCTCAATCGCCGATTGTCGCCGCAATTAACGAATTCCGGGATCTCGACGAGACATTCGACCACATGCGAGCCAAAGTAAAGCTCGACCAGTTGTTCGGCCTCGCGTTCAAACGAGCCCCAGACGCCGAGGCATTCGACGAAGATGATCCCGCCGCGTCTGACGCTCAGGAGGGTTCCGCCAGAGTCGTCGACTTCGGCGATGGCCCAGCAGTGTTCGACCTCGACGAGGGCGAGGACGTCACACCGGTGCAGAGTGCGAACCCAGCCGCGTCGACTCAGGAGTTCCTGAAACTCTGCGCCCAAGTGGCTCTCAAATCTCTCGATCTGCCGTACAACTTTTTTGACGAGGCTCACACGAACTTTTTCGGAAGCCGAGCCGCTTGGCTGTTGTTTGAACGGGCCTGTTATGCACGACGGAAAACACAGGATCGCCTTCACCGCAAAATGACGATCTCGCGTTTTTGGCGTTGGACACTTCCAGTCGAACTCGGCGGAACTGGTGAAATCACGCTCCCGAATTCGATGCAGGTTCAGGATTTAGCGTTCCGTTGGGTGCCGCGTGGGGTCGCGTGGTGGAAGCCACAGGAAGAACTCGACACCGCTCTCCGTTCAGTCGCCGCTGGGCTCAAGTCGATGCAAGACGTGTGCGACGAGCACGGGTTTGGCGACTATATCGACAACGTCCGGGAAATCGCTGGCGAACGCGAGGAACTGGCGAGCCTCGGCTATGTCCAGAAGTGGAGCCAGCAGGCGATGGTGTACCTCGCCGACATCAACGAGATCACGACCAGCGACCGACCGGCAACGGCCATAGACCCGCAAGAATACACCGAAGACGAGCCGGAAGTTCCGGTCGATCCTGCTCCAGATGAAAGTTAGGAAATCTAAGCCATGACAAACATGCTCGACCTGATCGAAGCCATTCAGCAGATTAGCCCGGCGATTTCACAAGCCGCCGTTATCACTGCGTTGACGGACAATTCCGGCGGAGCGGCCGCGGACGGCACGATCGGAGCGGTCACGACTTTCACGCCGAGCGTCGCGTGGAATGGCTCGTCGGTTTATCCGAGTGCAGCCGACGCGACCGCAATCGCCGCCGCTATCACTGCTCTCATGGCCGCGGTCAAAGAACTTTCGACCAAACAGAATGCCGTCATCGCATCTCTGAAAACCGCCGGAGTAATGGCCAGCTCGTAAGACATCAGCGGCGTTCGCCAATTCGGTCCAACAATCTCCGGAAGAAAATCATGCCATCCATTCAGACAGCACAAAAAACGGGAACCTTTCGCACGGACACAGTCAACGCGCCGCCCGTGCGCGTGGACCGTGCCGCGAGGGTCGTTTTTGGGTGTTCGCTGATGGAGGTTGGGGATCTGAATTCCGGCGACTCTCGGCCGTGGACGGTCTCAGACGCCACTCTACAGCAAGCGTTGCAAATGGCTGGACGTGGCAACAATGGATTAAAAGCCCGGTTCACACATCCGAACATGTCGTCGGATGGGATGGGCAGTTATTTGGGCCGATGGCGGAACCTGCGAATCGATAACGGCAAACTCCGAGCGGACCTCCACATCGCCGACGCGGCGTTCTCATCTCCACAGGGAGACCTCGGAACGTATGTCATGGAAATGGCCGAAAATGAGCCGGACATGTTCGGGGTTTCTTTGGCGACCGAGCTGGACATGGAAAGCCTCGCGACCTTCGACATCATGCAAGAACGAAACCCGGACAGCTCGCGACGCTGGGAAATGTCCTTTACTGGCATCCGAGCCGGTGACGTCGTCGACGAGCCGGCCGCGACACGGGGCGGAATGTTCGACCTGCTCACCGTCGATAATCGGAACCTCCCAGCACAAGCGACCGCACTGCTCTCGACCTACTTTGGCGACGCGGAACCTGACGTGGTCCGTTCCCGAATTGCCGGATTCTTGGACCGCTATTTTGCCAACAAAGGAACATTGCCAATGCCGGACGAAACGCCGACAGCGACAGAACCGACCGAACAACCATCCACGACGATCGAGACACCCCCGGAGCCCGCAAAGCCTGTTCACCTCGACCCAGTCGCCGAGCCAGATGGAACACCTCAGCCGCAGGTTGTCCACTTTGGAACGGAAGATCTGGGCATCTACATGAGCACCTTCGGCGATGCCGAGGGCGCTCGAATGTTCCGCGACAAACTCCCATTCGCTGCGGCGATGGCCCAGCAGTTTGCCGCGTGCAAAGGCCAGATTCAGGATCTGCAGGCCGAGAACGCCAGCCTGCGAGCAAAAACGGCAGAACTCGCCAAAGCGATGCTCGGCGAGGAAAAGCCAGTCGACATCGGCGGAACCGGTCGGAAGTCATTATCAGAAGCGTTCCGCGCTAAACCTCAAACCAACTGAGCCGCCAGAAGCGGCAACCAAATCATTTTTGTCTCCGTGATGGGAGACCCGGATCAAGGCGACGGCCTCCGGGTTCTCCCTCAACGAGAGTTTTCCCGATGGTAAACCATCACGCGGGATCGAAAAGGAAATTTTTCAATGGCTGATACTCTGACGACGCTGGCCGAGCTGGTGCTGTTCAACAGCGCCGACGTGAATCCAGCCGAGATGACGAACATTCTTAACGGTGCCCCGGTGCTGTCGGCATTGCACGCGATGCCATCAAGCAATGGAACACTCCACAAATTCAACATCGAAACCGGAGCCCCGACCGTAGGGTTCCGCGCCGTCAACGACGGAGCCGACTACACCGCCGGCAGCAGCACGCAGACCAGCGTGACGCTGAAGTACATCGACGCAAAGGTGATCGAAGACCGTGCGGAATGCCGAGCATATCGGGGCGGGGAAGAGGCGTGGATGGATCACCGCACCGCGCGGCAGCTCCGCCAGGCTCTGAGCGTTTTCGAAAAACAGGTTTTTTACGGCACTGTTCATGGCGACGCCGGCGGGTTCAGTGGTATCGCAAACGATGCGAATTACAACGGATCCGGAGACGGTCAGGTCGTCAACGCGACCGGCAGCTCGGCGGGCACTGGTAGTTCCGTGTTTTTGATTTGCTCGACTCCAGACGATGCCGCGTTCGCGCTGGTCGGGGCTGGAGATCCAGCAATCAACGGCGGGGCAAACATCAATTTCACTATTTCGCCGACGTTCCAGTCCGTCGTTCTGGGTGCAAACTCAAAATCGATGGTCGCCAACGTCCGCGACGCTGGTGCTCATTTGGGCATTCAGGTCGGCTCGAAGTACGCGATCGTGCGAATCGCTAACCTGACTGCCGACAGTGGCAAGGGGTTAACCGATGCCTTGCTCGAGGACGCGATGGCCCTGTTCCCATCGGGAATGCAGCCGACTGTGATCGCCATGTCTCGCCGCAGTCGCAAACAGCTCCGCAAGAGCCGCACGACCTACAGCCCGACCGGCAGCCCAGCACCGAACCCGATCGACTTCGACGGTGTTCCGCTGATCGTCACGGACAGCATCATCGACACAGAGACGCTGTTGTCGTAGTTCATCCGCTCACCAGCTCGGCGGCGGAGTCCTCACGTCGCCGGGCTGAGTGGGCAATTTCGCCACATTTCGAAAACATTGGTTCTCTGTCATGGTCTCACCAGTCAACGCAGCAATGCAAGCGACACACGCCGCGACTCGTCGCGTCCGTGGTGAGTCCGTTACCTACACGCGCGGAGCCACGACCGTGACGATCACGGCGACGCGGGGAAGCAGCCGATGGACATCGGAGGCCGTCGAGGGTTCTGTGAACGTCGACGAGCGATCCGAGGACTGGCTCATCATCGCCACCGATCTGACGGAGTCCGGTATTACGGGCGGACCGACACGGGGCGACACAATCACGGACGAAAACGAAACGGTGTTTCGGGCGATGCCGCCGGGATCCGCCGAGCAGGTCTGGAGATGGCACGACCGATCGAAAACGGTTTACAGAATTTTCAGCAAGGAACGGGCATCATGAGTTCGGGAATACAGGAAGCAGCAACCAAAGGGCTCGTCGACTGGGCGAAGGGGCAACCGTTCACAAACGTCTTGCTAACGGCCATTTTCATTGCGGGCTGTTGGTTTTTCTACTTCGGCCTAAACGTCGCAATACCCTCGCACATCAAGAGCATCAACGATTCTCACGAGAGGATTGAAGCGTCTCACAAAAACGAACGAGAGAACACGATCGAAACCTATGACAAGTGGGTCGGTCAGATTGTGGAACTAAAACGAGAGGCACAACAAGCGACACGAGCCTCGGCACCGGTCGCGAGTGCGGAACGATAACTCATGGCTCTCAGCGCTCAT